GAACGATATCGTCAAGCTGCAGCAAGCGGGCTTCTATGCGGATATGGAGCTGAGTGAGCCGGTCAAGTTCAAGTCAGAGATTCAGGAGCGCAAGGACAAAGAGACAGGGTTCTCTGCGAGCTATGATGATCGGTATGAGTTGTATGAGTGCCACATCGACCTCGACTTGCCGGGGTTCGAAGATAAAGATGAAGACGGGCATGCGACAGGTATAGCACTGCCATACGTAGTAACAATGTTACGTGGTACAAACGAGATTTTGGCGATTCGTCGTAACTGGAAAGAAGACGATCAATTAAAACTCAAACGCCAGCACTTCGTGCACTACCAATACATCCCCGGCTTCGGTGCGTATGGTTTTGGTTTGTTCCATCTGATTGGTGGCTATGCACGTAGTGCTACCAGCTTGATGAGACAGTTGGTTGATGCGGGTACGCTCTCTAACTTACCCGGCGGTCTAAAGAGCCGTGGCCTGCGTATTAAAGGTGATGACACACCAATTGCGCCGGGTGAATGGCGTGACGTTGATCTTGGTTCAGGAGGTATTCGTGACAACATATTGCCGCTACCTTATAAAGAGCCATCAGCAACTCTCTATCAACTCCTCGGGACAATTGTTGAAGAGGGTCGCCGGTTCGCGGCGACAGCCGACATCCAAGTGTCCGATATGTCAGCTAATGCTCCGGTTGGAACGACGCTTGCGATTCTCGAACGAACACTCAAAGTAATGAGCGCCGTGCAGGCGCGTGTGCATTTCTCGTTTAAACAGGAACTCAAACTGTTAGCAGGAATCATCCGCGACTACACAGACGACGACTACGAATACGAGCCTGATACAAACCCAGCAGCACCGAAGGCGAAGAAGTCTGACTACTCCCATGTAGACATCATTCCGGTGTCTGATCCTAACGCAGCGACAATGTCGCAACGCGTCGTACAGTATCAAGCAGCCCTTCAGTTGGCGCAGCAAGCGCCGCAGTTATATGACCAGCCTGCACTGCACCGACAGATGTTGGAGGTGTTGGGTATCAAGAACGCAGCCAAGTTGGTGCCGACTGACGACGACCGCACGCCACAAGACCCTGTGTCTGAAAACATGAACGTGATCAACTTGAAGCCGGTCAAGGCGTTCTTGTATCAGGATCACGAAGCGCACATCCGCGTGCATATGGCGGCTATACAGGACCCGTTGATTCAGCAGCTTGCAGGACAGAACCCACAGGCTCCGATGATTCAACAGGCGATGCAGGCGCACATCATGGAGCACATCGCGTTTGCATACCGCCAGAAGATCGAGCAAGCGTTGGGTGCTGATCTGCCGAAACCTGACGAGAAGATGGCACCAGCCGTTGAGGTTCAGCTATCGCGTCTCGTGGCACAAGCAGCACCAATCGTGTTGCAGAACAGCCAGAGCCAAGTGGCACAACAGCAGGCGCAAGCCGCTGCACAACAGGCAGCACAAGACCCAGTTATCCAGATGCAGCAGCAGGAGCTGGCGCTAAAGAAAGAGAAGCAAGACAGCGACGCAGCCATCGCACAGGCCAAGCTGAAGCTCGAAGAAGAGCGTCTGCAGGCAGACATCATGTTGCGTGGCATGCAGACAGCAGCGAAATCAACATTCGACTATGAGCGCATGATGGCTGATAACGAGCGTGAAGGTGTTCGCATCGGTGCGGACATTGCCGATAAACGGGCTAATCGTGCCCGCAATAATAGGGAGAGTGAATGAAGGATATGAACCCACGTAGTTTTGTGGAAACCCTGCGGGACATGATCCGCAGGGACATGAATAACTACGCTGATGATCTCGCAGGCGGTGCCTGTGCCGACTTTTCGCAGTACCAAAAGCTCTGTGGGGTAATTCAAGGTCTAGCCCTTGCAGAGCGCCATTTACTCGACCTTGCTGACAAAGTGGAGAAATCCGATGAGTGAACTGATACTCCCGCGTTATTTGAAAGACTTAATTAACACGGAGCAACAACTAGAAGAGGAAGCCGTTGATTCTGCAGGCGACGACTTAAAGGCAAAACAGCTACCGAAGCCTTCAGGTTTCAAGGTGCTGTGCGCTGTGCCGCCTGCCGCAGATACATTTGACGATTCGATGCTTGTTAAAGCATCTGTATCACAGCGTATTGAAGAGCAAACAACGACAGTACTGTTTGTTGTTGCGTTGGGTCCTGACGCATACAAAGATAAAGAGCGGTATCCGTCAGGGCCTTGGTGTAAAGAGGGCGATTTCGTGCTGGTAAGGGCTTACTCCGGCACGCGTTTCCAGATTCACGGTAGAGAGTTCCGCATGATCAACGAAGATCAGGTGGAAGGTACCGTGGAAGACCCGCGTGGTTATACACGCGCTGCATAAGGAGAAGGGCATGGCTGAATACAAAGGCGAAGACTTCAAGTTCCCTGATGAAGTTACCGATAAGAAAGAAGACATCAAGGCCGAGGACATCGAGATAGACCTCGAATCCGAAGGTGAGATAGAGATTGAGGTCGAGGACGATACCCCTGCTGCCGATAGAGGGCGTAAGCCGTTAGACAAAGAGGTAGAAGACCCGTCCGACGATGAGGTCGAGCAGTACAGCGAGAAGGTGCAGAAACGCATCAAGGAGCTGGCCCATGCCCGTCATGACGAACGCAGAGCCAAAGAAGCCGCCCTGCGCGAGCGCGAGGAAGCTGCCCGTGCCGTCCAGCAACTGTTGGACGAGAACAAGCGGTTGAAGACCTACGTGTCTAGCGGAGAGCAGACCTATGCCACCGTCCTGAAGGAAAAGGCCGAGGCCGAGCTTGAAATGGCTCGCCGTCGCTACAAGGAGGCGGCAGAGTCCTATGATTCCGATGCCATGCTTGCCGCGCAGGAAGCACTACAGGACGCCAAGCTGCGGGTGATGCAGGCAGAAAATTTTAGGCCACCCCCTTTACAAGTTGAAAATGAACAGGTATATATTCAACCGCAGCAGCAACAAACTCCACAGCTCGACGAGAAGACCCTGCGCTGGCAGGCAAAAAACCAGTGGTTCGGTGCAGAGGGGTTTGAGGATATGACTGCTTTGGCAATCGGGATGCACACCCGGCTTGTCAACCAAAACGGGCCGGAATACGCCCGCACCGATGAATACTTCGAGCGAATCGACGCTCGCCTTCGTGAGAAGTTCCCCGAACACTACGGGGAAGAAAAGCGTGAGACACCACGCGATACTTCCACTAAAAAACCCCCTGCAACGGTTGTAGCACCCGGCACACGCTCGTCCGGAGCAAAAAAGATCAGGTTAACGAAAACGCAAGAAGCGTTCGCTCGTAGACTCGGTCTTACCAATCAACAATATGCAAAGGAAGTTTTGAAACTGGAGGCATCAAATGGTTAATCCCCGCACCCCCCGTGATGTTGAAACACGCGAAAAAAGCGCTCGATACGTTTATCAGCCGCCTAGCACTCTGCCTGACCCAACCCCTGAACCGGGCTATGGCTACCGTTGGATTGCAACCGCAATTAATGGACAGCCGTACTCAGCCAACGTATCCACACGGATTCGTGAAGGCTGGGAGCCTGTAAAAGCAGCGGATCATCCAGAACTAATGCTACCGGCTAACTCGGCAGGAAACGTTGAGATCGGCGGTCTGATGCTGTGCAAGATGCCTATAGAGAAGATTCAAGCTCGTAATCAGTTCTACGGTGTCAAATCAGAGCAGCAGGTTGAGTCGGTTGACAACACATTGATGCGCCAGAGCGATGCTCGTATGCCGCTGTTCAATGAACGGAAGTCTACGACGACCTTTGGTACAGGTAATAAATAGTTTTTTATTAACTTTTGGAGTCCAACATGACGTATCCGACTGTAAATGCCCCCTACGGGCTAAAACCGATCAATTTGATCGGCGGTCAGGTGTTCGCGGGCCAGACTCGTGAACTCCCGATTGCCAGCAACACTGCTGGTGCTATTAATAACGGCGACATCGTTCGCCTATCGTCTGGCTTCATCGTCAAAGAGACTGGCACTACGACTGTCTCGGCAACCGGTGTTGTTGGCGTGTTTGTTGGTTGCAGCTATACCAATCCATCGACAGGTCAAATTCTGTTCGCTAACTCGTACCCCGGTTCGGTTGTTGCTTCGGACATCGTGGCTTACGTTGTTGACGATCCAGATGCGTTGTTTAAAGTCGCTGTGACTGGTAGTGCAACTTCGACCACTATCACCCCGATTGATAACACCATTTTGGGTAACAACTTGGCTATTTCGCAGCCTGCGGCGAACACCACTATTTCGGGTAACTCGAATATCGGTGCTTTCGATTCTGGCTCGAATACAGCGTTTACGCTGCCATTGCGTGTCGTTGGTCTGGTTGAAGAGACTGTCGATGCAAGCGGTAACTACAGTGAAGTTATCGTTAAATGGAACATGCCGTATATCACTCTGACGGAAGGTACTCCTAACGTCGTGGCATATAACGGCGGTCATTCGTATTACAACCCGACCGGCACTGCCAACGTATAAGGAGCTGAATAATGGCTATTTCACGCGCACAACTACTGAAAGAGCTGCTCCCCGGCTTGAACGCACTGTTCGGTCTGGAGTACGCTCGCTACGGCGAAGAGCACAAGGAAATCTACGAAACCGAGACTTCCGAGCGTTCGTTTGAAGAAGAAACCAAACTGTCTGGCTTCAGTGCCGCACCGGTGAAGAACGAAGGTTCTGCAATCGCGTACGACAACGGTCAGGAAGCATGGACTGCTCGATACAACCACGAGACCATTGCCCAAGGTTTCTCGATCACTGAAGAAGCGATTGAAGATAACCTGTATGACAGCTTGTCGGCTCGTTATACCAAGGCGCTGGCTCGTTCGATGTCCTACACTAAGCAAGTAAAGGCTGCGTCTGTATTGAATAACGGCTTCAATTCAGCGTATCCCGGTGGTGACGGTCAAGCTCTGTTCTCGAACGCGCACCCACTCGTCTCTGGCGGCACTAACTCGAACATCCCTTCGACACCTGCTGACTTGAACGAAACTTCGCTGGAAAACGCTGTGATTCAAATCGCTGCGTGGACTGACGAACGCAGCCTGCTGATCGCTGCACGTCCGCGTAAACTGGTCATCCCACCATCGCTACAGTTCGTTGCGACTCGTCTGCTGGAAACCAATCTCCGTGTTGGTACCGCTGATAACGACATCAACGCTCTGAAGAACAACGGCTCGATTCCAGAGGGTTATGCAATTAACCACTTCTTGACCGACACGAACGCATGGTTCTTGACCACCGATGTACCGAACGGCATGAAGCACTTTATTCGTGTTCCGCTCGATACAAAAATGGACGGGGATTTCGATACTGGCAACGTTCGCTACAAGGCTCGTGAGCGTTACAGCTTTGGATTCTCTGATCCGCTCGGTATGTTCGGCTCGCAAGGCGCGTAAAGAAAAGGGGGGCTTTACGCCCCCCTTTTTGTAGTATATAAAGTAGTTATTCCGGGGTTTTCCCGGTGTTTGCGAACAGGCTCCCCGGCCTGACGACATGCAGATCGCTTACACCTAACTCGCATGTGAGGACAATTCAAATGGCACGTACTACTTTTTCTGGCCCAGTTCGGGCCGGTTATCAGGGCGGCGACGCAAGCTCACAACAGCCCCTTACCCCTACAACAATTAACTCTGGCGAGGTTATTGAAGTTAACCAAGGCACCGGCGCTTATGGTTTTTACTCTCGTGTTGAACCAACCGTTGGTTTTGGTTCCAGCACTTATCAGACTCCCGGCGAGGCTTATGGAATGTTTGGCCGCACCCAAACCGGCGCTCCGTTTGCGACAGTCCCTTCAACCAACTTTAACCACATGGCTGGTGTCGTTGGTAATTTTGCGGTAATTGGCAACTACGCTAACAACGGCTTGATGGCGGGTGTGATGGGTATTATCAACACCAACACTTTGTCTGGCGATGCTGCTGTAATGGCTTTCATGGCAGGCGATGCTGGAGTTACGACTTGCCGTTCAGCCTTCGGTGTTGCTATGGCTCAAACCACAGGCGGCTCCGGTTTTGAGTACGGTCTTGACCTGAAGATGCAAGACCCCATTGCTGATGGTGGCGGTCCTTCGGGCGTTATTCCTTACACCAAAGCCAACATCCGTATGGAAGATGATGTTGTGGTTATGGTTGCTACGGGCGCTCCTGTTGACGGTACAACGGGTGACAACTTTGCTGGCCCCGGCTCGATGTACATTGACAGCACCGGCGCAAACCTTTACCTCCAGACAGGGGCGATCACCAGTCCGGTTTGGAAATTGGTTACTCGCGCTGCTTAATGTTGACGCATAAAGATCCAGAGGTTCAGGCAATGCTTGGGCTTCTGGAGAGCCAAAGAGATCATGTCATGGGAATCGCAGCGGCTATGGCAAAAGAAAATGCGGAGTTAAAAGCCTGCATTGCCAAGCTAGAGAAACCGGAGAGCCAAGATGGCGATGCAATATGACGTAAAGTCGTTCCATGCAACAGCTTCAACGCTTGCGTATGGTGATCGCACACGTTTAAAAGGCGTAGTTATTTCGCCCTCAACTTCGACGACGTTTAACTCATGCGTGGTTGATACTCAGGGTGCATTGTCGGGTACGTACGATATTCCGGGGTCAACGACATGTACCATCACTATTGCCAATCATGGGTTGTCGGACGGCGACATAGTTGGGCTTAACTTTACTAGCGGCACAGCGGTAGACGACAGCTATGTTGTAGCGAATGCAACAACCAATACGTTTACTGTAACTACGGCAAGTCTGACCACGAGCGGCAATGTGACGATGTACCCGAAGGTGCTTGTTGAGCTGGACTGTTCTTCGGGTACGGCGTTCTACACATTGATTCCGGGCGAAGGTATTCTTGCGCAGGGCGGTCTGTTTTGCTTGTTGCCGTCTACCACGGTAACGATGACTATTTTCTACGGGTAGCGCCATGATGCAAACAGACGTTAAGTCCGCCCGTGCAGCAAGTACAGGACTGCTGGTAACGCAGGCCCCCGTACGCTTGAAGTCGATTACGGTGACAAGTGCAACCGTGTCTGCAAGAAATACGTGTGTATGCGACCCGGTAGAACAGAAGTCTGGCACCTACAGCCGTACAAGCCCAAGTGCCACAATCACAGTCACAATAGTAAACCACGGCCTTGAGACTGGGGATCGGGTATTTCTGGACTTTACATCTGGAACAGGCCGGGATGGCGCGTACGCAATTACAAAGACGGGCGACGACACGTTTACTTGTACGGATGCGCCGACTACGACTACCAGCGGTAACGTCACGATGTATAGCAGTATTACTTTAGAGATCGATACTTTTAATACGATTGGCCTACCTGTACTGATCCCCGGCGAAGGCATCTACTGCCCTAACGGTATCTTTGTGGGTTGTGGCTCATCGGTAACTGCGACGGTGTTCTATGGCTAAGACTCCAGCATGGCAGCGCAAGGAAGGTAAGTCCGAAAAGGGCGGTTTGAACGCCAAAGGACGTGCCTCTTATAACGCAGCTAATCCGGGTAAGCCCGGTCTGAAAGCCCCCCAGCCGGAAGGCGGGGCTAGGAAGAAGTCATTCTGTGCCCGAATGTCGGGGATGAAAAAGAAGCTGACTTCAGCCAAGACCGCGAACGATCCGAATAGCCGAATCAATAAATCTTTGAGGGCTTGGAAATGTTAAAAGACCATATCGAACCAGACCTAATGGACAACATCTCCATCCTTGCGGGGTTGGGCGTTATTCTTGGATGGTTACCAAACGTGCTTTCTATTGTCACTATTGTGTGGTTCAGCATTCGTATCTGGGAATCCGATACGGTTCGTGGTTTGACCAACCGGAAGAAACCCGATGCCAGCCAAGAGTGAAAAGCAAGAGAAGTTTATGCAGGCGGTTGCCCACAACCCTGCGTTCGCTAAAAAGGCCGGTGTGCCTCAATCTGTGGGAAAAGAGTTCACTAAATCAGGAGGCGGTATGGCATCGAAAATGAATCCCGGCATGATGGCAATGATGAAGAAAAAAGCAGGCGCTAAGAAGATGGCTATGGGTGGCTACGCTGATGGCGGTATGCCTATGGTTATGAAAGACGGGAAGAAAGTCCCTTCGTTCGCTGCTGATGGTCAAGGCAAGATGAAAAAAGGCGGCATGGCTGCATCGAAGATGGGCGCTGTGAAAACCGCTGCGCCTAGCCGTGACGGTGTTGCTACCAAGGGTAAGACCAAGGGCACTATGGTCAAGATGGCAGGCGGTGGTAAAGCTAAGAAGTATTGCTGATAGGAGGCTGTGATGCCAAAGAAAGAAAGTACAGATTACGCTTCAGACAGAGTCAAACGTCTTGCGGATATTGAAAAAGAATCCCGCGAGTACGGGCGTGAGCTAGGGCGTGAACGGCAAGAAAAGGCAGATCGCCTTGGTGGACCAATTGGCACTCCTGCTGCCTATATCAAACGTGCTGGACAATATGTTTACGACAAGGCTACGGATGCAGATGCCTACTTGTCTGGAAAACTAGGTATGGAAGAACGCGCAGCATCTCGTAGAGGCGAACGCGCTGGGCTAAAAGACGAGGGCTACAAAAAAGGCGGCAAGGTTTCGTCCGCTTCTTCCCGTGCCGACGGTATCGCGCAGCGTGGTAAAACTCGCGGGAAGATTTGCTGATGAGAGCCTCACGCGGGATGGGTGCTATCAACCCGTCAAAGATGCCCGGCGGGAAAAAGAAAGCCCGTCGGGATAACACCGACTTCACGCAGTACAAAGAAGGCGGCGAGACGAAGTCTCGCGTGAATCAGTCTGGCAACTATACGAAACCCAGCATGAGAAAAAGCCTGTTTGAGCAGATCAAAGGCCAAGCGGTGCAGGGTACGGCAGCAGGCCAGTGGAGCGCCCGCAAGGCGCAGTTGTTGGCGAAGAAGTACAAAGCGAAGGGCGGAGGCTACCGTGGGTGATTTACGCAAACTTGTACAAGAGATAGAAGCCAAGCGTACCCGAGGCGAAGTCAAGGACGTTAGCCCAGAAGAGTTTGACAAGATGGAAAGTCAGGCTGGCTTGAAAGACCTCGATGGCAAGTTCAAGAAAGACAGAGCCGAGCCACGCCCGCCCCCAAGAGAGCGCATGAGCAAGGCGTTGTCTGAACTGGATGGTATGAAAAAAGGCGGTAAGGTTTCATCTGCGTCTTCTCGTGCCGATGGTTGCGCTATTCGCGGTAAGACCCGTGGGAAGATAGTGTGAGATGAAAGCCCCACAGCAAAGCCTGAAGTCGTGGACGGAGCAGAAATGGCGGACAAAGAGTGGAAAGCCATCCTCGAAGACTGGCGAAAGGTACCTGCCAACAAACGCAATCAAGGCGTTAAGTCCAGCGGAGTACGCAGCAACGACGAAGGCGAAGCGGACGGGGAAGAAAAGTGGCAAGCAGTTCGTCGCGCAACCAAAACGCATAGCCCAGAAGACCGCGAGGTTTAGATAATGACAACATCCGGCACCGCTAGTTTCAATCTAGACCTGAACGACATCGTTGAGGAAGCGTTTGAACGCGCCGGTGGCGAACTGCGTACGGGCTATGACTTGCGCACGGCACGGCGCTCCTTGAACCTGTTGTTTGCTGATTGGGCGAACCGTGGTCTGAACATGTGGACATTTGAGCAACTGTCCATTCCGCTTGTACAAGGGCAACCAACCTACGCGCTGCCGGATGACACCGTAGACTTACTTGATCACGTCATCAGAACGAACGCCAATCAGCCCAGTAACCAAGCTGATCTCACAATCACCCGAATAAGCGTATCCACATACGCCACGATCCCAAACAAGCTGATTCAAGGCCGACCAATTCAGGTATGGATTCAGCGTATGACGGGCGGCGATTCGCGGTTGTTAGGTACTGTCCAGAGCACTATTAATGCCTTGGCAACATCGATCCCGATCACGTCGTTGGAAGGTGTACCGTTTGCAGGGTTCGTGCGGATTGGTACCGAATTGATTGGCTACAACCAAACGCAGCCTGCGGCGAATGGCAACCCAGCGTACTTGCTGAACTGCGTGCGTGGACAAAACAGCACAA